GGAGAAGCGTAGTCGGAACCAACGGAGCCACCTTCTACATCACCGGCGTACAACTAGAAGCTGGCTCAGTAGCAACACCGTTCGAGCGCAGAGATTATGGGCGTGAGTTGATGATGTGCCAGCGGTACTTTACTAAAACTTTCGGATATTCTGGGTTAACTGGTTCTGGTGCTGAATTGAGCGGCACTGTATATGGTTCCGTGCAAATGAGGGCAACCCCAACCCTGACTAACGTTATTCAAGAAGGCGGTCCGACTGCACTGACTGGCTTGGACCAGCCAAACAACAACTCAAACATGATCTGTCGGTGGTGGGTTGGATCCGGGGTAAAGGGTTCTCCGGGCTACATCATTTGGAACGGAACTGCCAGCGCGGAGCTTTGATATGTACAAGCAGACAAAAAATTACGCAGGTGGTGTGAACGATAAGCAGGTGCTTCGCCTGTCCGACAACGCTTTCATACCTTTTGATCCAGACAACACAGACTACCAAGCCTATCTAAAGTGGCTTGAAGAAGGCGGTCAACCACTGCCAGCAGATGAGGTGTCAGGTGAATGATTGGCTGACTAACCTCGGCGTGGGTGCTGGCGCTGCTGTGGCCGGTGCCTATGCCATGTACCGCAAGGTGCTGGCTGACAACCGCGAAGGCCGCATCAACAGCACGACAGACGCTGCTACCCAGCAGGTCATCCAGATGCTGCGGGAGGAAGTGTCGCGCCTGTCTGATCGGCTGGCTGCTGTCGAAGAGCAGAACCGTAAGTGCGAGGAAGCTAACGATTCCTTGCGCGAAGAGATCATCGCAATGAAGAAGCAGCTCCACCTGTTCTGATGTGCTTGACCCGATCACAATTGCTGCGGCTTACAAGGCCTGTACCACAGCAATCGATCTTGCCAAGAAGGGTGTCGAACTTTACAAGCAGATCAAGAGTACCAGCGGGGATGTCAGCGACGTACTGAAAGACCTGAAGGAGCAGTACCACAAGATAGTTGATCCGAGCCCGGAGCAGAAGAAGCAGTACAACGAAGAGGTAAAGAAGGTGCAGGAGGTGGCGAAGGCCGCGCCAGATGATGTGCTGAATGACATCTGGTCTAACCTTGGCAACTTCATTGACCAGTATGAGGCGCTTGCAAAGATATATGTGCAGAGTGAAGCAGCAGCGAAAGAAGTTTACAAGGGTGATCTGTCGCTAGGTCGCAGGGCTCTGGAGCGCATCCGTCTGGAGTCTAAGCTGGACGAGATGCTGGCGCAGGTGCGAGAGCAGATGGTCTACAACACGCCACCAGAGCTGGGGTCTGTGTGGTCAAGGTTTGAGAAGGCATGGCACGATATTCAGAATGAGCAGGCCGATGCGTTAGCAGCAGAGACAAGAAAACTACAGGCGGCTAGATGGCAACGAAGGCAGGCGGTAAATCGGCTCAAGGGTCGTCTGGTATGGATTGGGGCAGTCGTGTTCGTAATTCTGTGGGCGGTGGGTCTAATGTGGCTGGTAATCAGAAGCGCGACAATGAGGATGTACCTTGGTCATTGATTGCTACAGTGATGGCCGTGGTGCTGATGTTTTTTATCGTCATGCCGATCTTGGCCTTCATGTACTACGATATGTATTACGCCACGCAGGCGGCAGTGCATGAGGTTAGGAAGATGCGAGAGCTGCGGCGTGAGATTCAGACTGAAAGGATGTACGGCAAATGATTACCCGTAAAGCATTTAGGGAACTGGTGCCGAATACTAAGTACCCAGACCAATGGTACGACGCTTTGTTCGGACCGCAGACTGAACTTGATGGCAAGTCGTTACTCGAAGACTACGACATCAATACTCCCAAAAGAATAGCCGCCTTCATTGCTCAATGCGCTCACGAGTCAGGCGGCTTTGTTTTTCTTACGGAGAATCTGAACTACAGCGCGTCAGGTTTGATGCGTGTGTTCCCCAAATATTTCCCGACGATGGAAATTGCCAAGCCCTACGAGCGCAACCCAGAGAAGATCGCCAATCGTGTGTACAGGAACCGCATGGGCAACGGTGATGAGACATCTGGCATGGGCTGGCTGTACCGAGGAAGGGGTCTGCTCCAGCTAACTGGTCGTGATAATTATTTTTGGTTCTCTGCATCCATCGGCATTACACCAGAGCAAGCCACAGAATACCTTCAGACATTCGAAGGGGCTGGGCAGAGTGCTTGCTGGTTCTGGAGTGAAAATGGCCTGAACAAGTTTGCTGATGCTGGCGATATCCTTGGCATGACGAAGAAGATTAATGGTGGAACAATCGGTCTTGAAGACAGGAAGAAACACTATGAACACGCGCTACATATTCTTGATGCTTAGTTTGTTGGCGTTGGCTGGCTGTGAGGATAGGTTCCGCTATCCCTGCCAAGACAACAAAAACTGGTCAAAGCCCGAATGCCAAAGACCTACTTGTGCTGTGACTGGCACTTGCCCTGACCAACTTGTACCTGCGGCTGACTTCAAACAGGAGGAACAGAAATGAAGTGGACTCCCGATCAAATTGATAGTGTCATCAAGCTGATCATTGGCACCACCTTCTGCATGGTGCTGTTAATGATGTCTAGTTTGGCAATGTATAGTGTCGTTTTTGTAACACAACCAATGAACTCCATTGCGCCTGCGGATAAACAGTTCTTTATGTTGCTCTCCGATATGTCGAAATACATATTGGGTGCATTAGCAACCCTCCTCGCTATCAAGGGTAAGGACGGTATCGCCAAGCTGGTAGAGCCACCACCGGGAGTCAGCAAGGCAAGTGACTGGACTGATCCGCAGCCGCCTGCACCGAAGGCACCAGCGCCTACCCATGCACCTGTACGCATGGAACCACAGCTTGATCCGACACCGGCTGCACCTGTGGCTACTGGCTTCAATGGTAAGGCAGCACCTGTTCAACCACCTCACCCGGAGATTTCATAATGCTGATCTATGCGCGTATGGCTGTCACAGTTATTGCCAGCTTGTTCTTGGCTTTCCAAATCCATGCTGGCGAGACAAAGAAAGTTTGCCACGCTGAGAAGGATAAGAAGGGTAAGGAAGTACAGGTCTGCCGCGAGGTAAAGATTCATAAGAAGCTTGATGGTACCAAGGTGCCGCCCAAATGAATCCCTATTTTGTGGCCGGTGCCGTTATCGCTGTCGCCCTTGCAGGCGCTGGCGGCTATGTCAAAGGCACAGCGCACGGTAAGGCAGAGGTCCAGTCTGCGTGGGATCAGGAACGTGCCAAGCAGGCAGAGGAATACGCGAAGGCACAGGCTGCTGCGCGTGAGAAGGAGCAGGCATTACAGGCACAGGCTGACCAGTTAAGGAAGGAATCGTATGAACAAATCAGGGATATTAATGCTCGGTCTGACAAGCTTATTAACAGCTTGCGCCAGCGCCCCGAGCGTCCCACCACCTCGGCAAGTGCCGTGTCCGGTGCCACCCAATCTTGCGGTGGAGCGAGTGGAGCGGAGCTGGCAAGCCGAGATGCAATCTTTCTTGCAGGGTACAGTGCCGATGCCCAAAGACTCCAAGCAGCCCTCGACACCTGCGTCAAACAATACGAAGCCTTGAGGCCTAAGTAGCGCGTCTGAAGTAGTCAGTCGGGATATGGACCACTGGTTCTATATCCTGACTGTCCCCTCTATCTTTCCTGCCGCCTACGCCGTAGGTGACATCGCACCAGCCTTGCTTGTGGTAGAAGATACCGTCGCTCCACCGGACGATGACAATGAACTTTCCCCCGATCTCTTGTGCCATTGCCTTGCCGTGCATCCACTTGTGCATTGATAGCATCAAGGTAGGATACTGACTGCGAGGATTGTTTCGGCACTTGAGTTCAGCAAATCCTTTGGCTTGTCCTTTCTTTGTCAGCATCCAGTCTACATGGTAGGCACGAGGCAGCTTGTGAAAGTCCACTTCCCACATGAGGTACAAAGCTTCTTGTACTTCTTTCTCTCGCTTTAAGTCTGCCTGTGTCTCATAGATGGGGCGCATTCTTTTCCTTCAGCTTGGCTTCGAATGTCTGTCTCATTTGTTTTTCCTTGCGCGGACCATAGCTGCTGCCACATTCCAATCATCGCTCTCACAAGCTTCGGCACATTCCTCGCGTTCTGCTGCTGCGACTAGGGTGGCAAAGCGTTGCACTTCTTCTGGAAAGGTGTCTGTAACCGAAGGCCATAGCCCCGCCTCCCGCGCCATGCTGATAATGTCTTCTGTGTTCATTTTTTTCCCTATGTTTAGTTGTCGCTTACGCCACAGACTCATTTCAGATCGTCCAAGTCCGACAAGTCTCTGGCTGTTGTGAGTACCGCTAAGATTGCTTGCCCTGAACTATTGACAACATTGACATGGCCGCGCCAATCTCTATGCCAAATTATTTGGTCTGGCGTTAGCTTCTGTTGCGACGGTGACTTGTTGCCATCCTTCAACTCCAACAATATGTTGAAACCTTTATAGCCGACTAGCAGGTCCGGGCATCCAGCGCCTACGCTGTGCAGATGCTGAACGGAACAGCCAAGAGTCCGCAATGCTTTGACGATCTCCTTCTGGTTGTCATCTACCTTTGCGGCTCTCATTCCATTCCTTTCTTTTTATCAGCACATCGTCTTTGACTGGATCGTACTTGTCACATTCATGAACGGTTCGGATCGGCATGAAGACAGCGCCTTGGCTATACAAGTCCGCTGCCATACATCTACCGAATCCGACTCGAACATGAGATGGATAGTCTCTCAGGTTAAAGTTCACACAGTGTAGGCAGAACATTATTTTTTCCGTAGAAGCTAGGTGACTTGAGTTCTGCACAGGACAGGCAGACCCACCGCCTAGTCTTGCGGCATTGTTTCCAATGGCCCCCTTCAATCTCCCTTCGGCTGTTGCAGGCGCTGCACCACTTTAGGTTTTCTTCGGTCTTTACACTCTGGGTCATTGCGTTCCTCTGGCTTTTGTTTTTGGGTAGACATGGCATCGGCATAGCCCCGCTTGTACTCGGCTATGTTTTTTTCTGACAGCGTGAGTGCGCCCCAGAAGATTGCTGCCGTCCCAATTAGAAGGACAAGTAGGTGAGTCATAGGAGTGCCTTGATATCTTTGATGGGTACTTCAAATGTCTCATGCACTTTCAGGATGAGGTTGGCTGTGACTGGCCTGCCTGACCTGAACTTACTGACGGCAGATGGTCCGACCTCTAGCATATGTGACAACTGATAGTCACTTCTGATACCGAATCTTTCGATCAAAAAATCGAATAGGCGATGCGGCTTGTTGTTTACTTTTATTTTGCTCATGTTGGTATTCTCCCCATGTTTGTTTGACATCTGTCTCTACTGATTTGCGTGGAACAAAGCGAGTCGGATCGCTCTGATCTTGTTCGCATATGTATTTCTTGCGGTCCCGTAGATACTGCTTTGCGATCTCAAGTTTGACGTTGTGGTCCATTGTCAGCCCTCATGTTGTCAGGTTTACCAGTTTCCTCGCGCATCTGAGCGCCTAGCCAAGAGAGTCTGGATTGGTGGCCTTGAGTTAGCACCACGCGCACCATTGTCGGCAGGCGTTTGATCGTTGGGTCATTGGCTTCGCGCAGTTCCCTCAGTGCGGTCATCCGCTTTCTGGGTTCGGCTTTGCCTGCGCCTGCTGTCTTGTCGGCTAGTTTGTTGTACTCGACTAGCCATTGCTCCATGCCAGCGACCTCTGTCGGAGTCTCTTTGCGCGGAACGTACAGATGCCAGATGGGTTGTGGCTCGGCAGGTTCTTCGCTTTCAACTTCGACAACTTCTGCTTCGACTATCTCTGCTACTTCTACAGTGGCGACTGTATCATCGATGACGACAGCTTCGGGTTCCTGATAGGCAGGTTCTATTACTTCAGGCAAAGCGATAGCATCCAATGGATTCTTGGGCGTGATGTCTTTGGCTTCTGGCTTGGCTTCTTCTGGATAGTCGGCTGCTTCCTCTGTGGTGATGAGTCCCTTCAGTGCATCTGGGAAAGCATCCCGCAGGGCAAAACCTCTGGCTCTCATTTGCAACATTCTCTTTGGGTAGGATGTCCAAGGACCTTGTTTATTCCACAGGCCTGCCCTCTTTGCATCCTCGACTGAAAACTTGGCCGTGACCGGCTTGCGCCCCCTTCTATGGGCGATACAGACGGCGATAGGGTTCGGTGTACCTTCGCCTTCAAAGAACTCCTCTACGCCCTCACAGGCTGGGTGTGCTTGTACCAGTGCCATTGCTGCGTCACCATAGACGGAAGGTTTGCCGTTGATGACGCTGATGTTTTGCAATGCCTGCATAGGTGCAAGTCCAATTTCATTTCCCCATTGGATAGCCACCAGTATGTCCAGTGGCTTGCCTGCATAGGCTTTGGGTACTAGGTTGGATGCTGCTAGTTCGCCTGCGAAGGTCTTCGCTTCTGAAAAGGTTGTCGGCAGGAAGCCGTTTCTTACTGTCAAGTTGCTCATTACTTTTTCTCCCTTACTGTGAGTGTTGATTGCCGAATTGAGTACGCTTCCTTCGCTGGGATGACGCGCTCGGCTGCTGCTTTGTAGTGGCGCATAGGCCAGCTAATTTGATACTTCCCGCAGTCGGCTTTGGTGGCTGCTTGCATTGCTTCTTTGATACGTTTCTCTCTGTCATCGATGATGTCTTCGCATTGCTTGATGTCCTGCTTGGCTTCGTGGATGTCCCGCGCCCAGTCTTCGAACTCGCCACCAAGACTGACGGTCTGCTCATCGCCCTGCCCCCATGTCCGATCTGCATCAGCAGAGTTGACAGGTGGATAGTAGTCAATATGCCTATCTGCTTTCCAGATGTCAAGTCTACGTTGGAAGTCGAGTGTCGCTCTGGCAATGGCTCTGATGCTTTCTTCGTGGCGTTGGAAGATGAAGATGCGTAGTTCTGTGCCGCGATATAAGACCGCTAGAGCGCCCCATTTGGCGTTGGTGATATCCATCTGCCCCTGTAGTTGGATCGGGCCTCTGTAGAGGGCTGGTGAATGCTCAGGAGGTACAGAAGTTAGCTTGGCTTCCAAGACCCCGCGCCCTTCTAGTGTGATGGTATCGCTGTCCATGACCATGATTCCCAGATCGGGGTTATTCTGCACAATTACCCCGTTTCCTTCTGCCGTACCGTCAAGGCTACAGGCAAGCGGCAGGAGTGCGTGAAAGTACGGTTCTGGGTGATGCGTCTGTAGGTCTGACAGGCCTAGCCGGACTGCCGCCTCTGCTAGTATCAGTTGCTCGGTTTTGTTTCCCCATTCCATTGCTTCATTGGAAATGTTCGGGGCATCCTTGCCTCCGAGGGCATCAATTGAGGCACTCAGTTCGTCGTTAGGACTGCGGTATTTGCTGTAGCCCATAACCGCAGGTAAACGGCTGACTGACAGCATTGTATTGGGTGTAACTTTTCCGACCATGATAGACCCCTTATTAAAATGGAAAGATGACACGTTCGATGATGCGTTCAATCATTGAATGATTGATTGAGTACCCTTGTTGCTCTGATAAATGCAATAAATGCAGCACTTGGTAAGCATCTTGCTCGGTAAGATCAGGGTTTATTTCCTGAACAATGGCAAGGGATACAGGGATTGAGGGTTGCTTAGTTAGGCAGACTGGCATGATGGCTCCCAAAGGGTTTATAGGGCGGTAAAAAACCTGCCCGAAGGCAGGTTGTGTGCTGCTTAGGATGGCTTTAATCGTTTGTAAAGCGTTCGAAGTGCCTGCGAGTGTTTTCGATATATTCCACGACTTGAGTGCCTGAGAAGTCTTCCATTGGTTCCCAGACCCAGACCCTTTGATCGTCTTCGTCTTCCGAATAGTGATAGTCATCATTGCTCAAAAGCCAATCAATAACTTGACGATAAGACCAATTTTCAGGCCACTCTGAAAGCCACTCGCCGAGCGCAAAAGCTTCTGATTTTGTCATTGTGATAGTTTTCATTGTGCTATTTCCTTTCAGGGTTAAAACGACAATAAAACAAAGAGAAAAGCCCACATTATCAGGAAAGCAACTAAGCCTCCGATCATTTCGAGAATGGTAGTTTTCATGCTTCCTCTTCCTCTTCTTCTTCGTCCTCTTCTTCTTGATAATGCTCGGCTATTTCGTGCCAATTGACATCGGACAGGAATGCCATTGCATAATCGCGCCCGATACCGTCCTCTGTACTGCTTTCAATTAGTTCTTCTGCGAACTCTCTTGCACTTTCGGCAGTCCAGTAACCTTCCGCACCATCGAATAACTCAAGGTTGACGCGCCAAGTAGCGTAATTAGTCCAGCCGTTGTATTTGTTGTCCATTTTGCATTTCCTTTCAGGGTTAGCGGGTTGGTTAGACTGTTAATTCAGCGAGTTTTTCTTTTGCTTCGGAAATAACCCGTGTTTTCATGTCATCAAAATAAGCATCGTTGATGAATTCTTGAAACGATTCGTACAGGCAGCCGCCGAGATAGTCATCGGCTAATTCAATGCCAGCCTTGCTGGCTGTCACTTTGGCACAAAACCATTCATAAACACCCCGATCAATCTTGTCGCAAATATCGTCGATGTCGCAGCAAGAATCGTCGAACGAGTCGCGGGGGTGCATATGCTCATCTAGTGCATAAAGGCGAATGGTGAAGCCGTCGATTGTTTCTTCGTGAAAATGGATTTTCATTTGTCGTTTCCTTTTAGGTTTGACAGCCCCCGAAGGGGCGGGTTGAATTAATGCAATGCCAGATGCCGGAAATTGTATGAAATGCCTTCGCGCTTGCACCAAGCAATGATGCTTTGGCGTTCAGCAAGGCTATCGGATGAGTTCTTGATAACGCGAAGATGATCGAAAACGATTTGCTCGGAAGGTGAGAGCCAATGAAGGACAGCGTAGCCGTTGTCGCGAATAAATCGACGCGCTGCTTTGTATTGTTGGCGAGTAATCATTGTCGTTTCCTTTCAGGTTGTTGACGTTTTGATAATCAGGCATTGCCCTTAGGCAGAATATTAGACTAATTTCCGTTTGCCATGATTGATTGTTACTATCGGAAAATGTCATTTGTGATAGATTCTGCAAATGGCACATAAGGCTACATTACTTAGGTTGCGTCCCGAAGTGAGGGAAATGCTCGACAAGCTTGCGGAGGATCAGCGCAGGTCAAGGGTGAGTATCGTGGAAGCGGCAGTGAGAGAGTATTACCGCAACAGAGAATCGACAACAGACAAGCTTGATAGGATGATAACTAATGCAAAGCTTTGAGATACCAGAAGCCCCGAGGATCAGGGAAGCGAAGCCGATTGATCGTAGGCAGTATTCAGTCATCCCTATCAGGGCAGCGAGTGACAAGCGGCTACGGGCTACGGCTTGGCGAGTACTGGTGAGCGTATGCAGTTACGCAAACAGGGCAGGGCTTTGCTGGCCGGGATATGAAAACCTAGCCGCAACCCACGGAGTAACTCGGCAGGCAGTAGGCAGGCAGATCAAGAAGCTTATCGCTTACGGCTATTTGCAAAAGGTTAAGAATCACTCATGGGGCAGGACAGCGCAAATACTCCGGGTTATCTATGATGAAACATTGTCTGATAGGCAATTGCTTGAGCGCATACCGTTCGAAGAGAAGCCACCGGGACATCAATGGAAAGCGTTAAAAGATGCGGAGGAAGAATTTAACAATCCCGAACAAATGGGGACACACCACGAGGTTGCGATAACGGCAAAGGAACAGGGTGAGGATGAACTAAGGTTGGATGAACTGTTGTCGATGTGGAAGAAGTCATGTTCTGCTGCTGGCATTATCAGGATAGTAACTCCAGAAGACCGTGCTGCGGCTGCGTCCCTTGTTGCGTATGCAGTCAGCAAGGCCTCATTCGAGCGTGTACTTGCCGAGGTCTTCGAAGCATGGCGCGAGCATCGCAGAGAACCTCCGCATCGACTCGCATGGTTCGCACAGCGTCTGCGACAGGCACCCACCCTTGCCCCCTCCCCTATCGCCCCTACCGATGTGGGGACCTAGCTCAATTTTTGGCAGGATTTTCAGGACTAGCTCAATTTTTCGCCTGTTTTTTAGAACTTGTTGTCAACTAGGCCAAGCGGCAGCCGAAGGGAACTGCTGCGATGGCCTTGTTCCACTGCCTTGTTTATAACGTGATGGCCCGGAACCGAGGGAGGTTTAGAACTTTTAATTATATAAAATGGGGAGTTTCGGTTCCTCTGGGCTGGGCGCTGGTCCGGCAGTGGGAAGGTTGAGGCTAGGTACCTCACGGGGTGGACGATAGAACACCTAACCCATATTTTTTTATGGGTAGAATCCATTGCTGGATGCTTGCTCTTGTTTATCTAGGCTAACAGAGGTGTCAGTCTCTGCAAGAACTATGTGTCCCGATATTCTCTACCTGATCCCATCCGGGGGTATGAATAAGGAGTACCGTCCTATTCGCCACGTTTATTCCCTTGGTCGCAAGCTACCTACGGGAGGGCTGGGTTATGGCCCCGAAATGAAGTATAGTGGATGAGCAGAATACTGCAAATAACTTTTAGTAATCTCTTTGGAGAGTCATATATGAGTGGGTACACAACGCCGTATGAGTTGAAGGATGACAGAGGGAATCTGTTTAAGAATGATAAAAAGAAGAAGCCAGAACAGCCAGACTGGTCAGGGAAGATAAGAATGAATAGTCAGGACTTCTACCTGTCGGCGTGGGAGAAGAAGACAAAGAAGGGTGAGATATTCTTTTCGGTAAGCTTGGGGAAGATGGTGCCAGCACAGCCTACCCAGCATAGTATCGATAAGGGCAATGGATATATGCCTAATGACAGGAAAGACTTGGACGAAGAAATTCCGTTCTGATATAGTTGCCACGGGGAAAGCGGATACTGTGGTTCGGCATATGCCCCCTTGCGGCAGAAGTTCCACAGGCGCAGCGAGTACCCCACCTAACCCTTGTTAAAGGAGCCACATGAAATACCTATTCGCATTCTGGCTGACAATCACAGCCCCTCTCGTTTACGCTTCCTGCACAGATCGTACCTATTGCGACAAAGGCAAGTGCATGACCTGTGTAACCTGTTGCCATTTTGGTGTAAGCTGCAGCACAACCTGTAACTAATGACGGGTTGCCCAGCCGAAGGTGGCGCAGGTTTTTTCGCGACTTTTTTCTCCCTGCTAACAGCGGCAGCAGAAGTCAATACCTCCAAGTGTTGACTGACTCTGCGGACACCCCGGAAAGACGGGGCTAATTCTATATAGGGAAAATCATGGACTTTGAATTTATAAAGTTGCCCAAAGGCATACAAATGAGAAAGCCGTATGCTGGCGAATTAGATTATTTCAAAAACAATCCATCGGTTGCTGGCATGGCGACTGAAGACAATAAAGTAATCCTAAACCCTTATTCCTCGCTTGACCCCGGCCAGTATCAATCAGTTGCTAATAATGAAGCCGCTAGGATTTTTATGCGAACTGATCCAGCATTTAAGCCAAAGTTTGATTTGACTGACCAACAAAAAAGATTCTTGGACACAACTACCTACCGCAATGCTACAGAAGAAGAGCGCAAAGGAACTGTAGCGGCACGTATTTTGTCAGGAGATTCTTCGGCTGGCGCTCCAACAGGTGAACAAGAAATGTTTGTCGAATCATTAAAGCAAAAATGGTTTGATAAGTAATGGCCGTCAATAAACAAATACCCTCATTAAAGAACTGGGGTGGCATCAGAACCGTTCAGCAACGGCTGGGTGGGTCAACGACCATCGCCAAGAACCGAGAAGCCGTCGCCTACTCGTTGTTGACTATTGCCAATACCAAGATCACCGACATTATGGAATGGGATGATCAAGGCAATATCAAAGTCAAAGCTAGTAAGGATATGCCCGAACACGCCCTGCAAGCCATTAAGTCCATCAAGGTCAATGAGAAGTACGACAAAGAAGGCGGGTGCATCAGGACATTGGACATCGAACTTTACGATAAAGTCGGTGTGCTGCGAATACTGGCAAAGGCAAGTGGCCTCTTAGATACCGTCGAAGAATCCGATAAGCCAAGCGTCATTGGCATTAACGTGAAAGCACCCGAAATCATCGACATAGAGCCAGCCCATGAAAACCAAAGAGTCGAGTAACAAAGCATTGCCCGCCACAGGGCTAAACCTTGACTTCTCTACCAGCCCAATGGTCTGGAAGTTTCTACAATCAAAAGCTTTCGTGCGCGGCATCATGGGACCAGTAGGGTCGGGTAAGTCATATGCCTGCTGCGCTGAAATCATGATGAAGGCCGTGCAGCAAAAGCCTAGTCCCGTGGATGGCATCAAGTACAGCCGCTTTGCCATCGTGCGAAACAGCTACCCGATGCTGAAAACAACGACCATCAAGACATGGATAGACCTGTTTCCAGAGAGTACCTTCGGTCCACTCCTGTGGACACCACCGATTACCCATCATATCCGACTACCCGCCAGAGATGGTGCTGCTGGTATCGACTGCGAGGTGATTTTTCTTGCGCTAGATCAGCCAAAGGATGTCAGAAAGCTGCTCTCGTTGGAGTTGACCGGCGCATGGGTGAACGAAGCGCGTGAATTACCCAAAGCAGTCATCGACGGTCTGACCCATCGCGTCGGACGATACCCAACAAAACGAGATGGCGGTGCAAGCTGGCACGGCATCATCATGGATACCAACCCAATGGACGACGATCATTGGTGGTTCCGCATGGCAGAAAAGGAGAAAATGAGTGGGGCATACAAATGGGACTTTTTCAGACAGCCCGGAGGTGTCCAAGAAGCCGATGTTGCAGAATTGCCAGAAAATCCTGAAGCTAACGACCATATATATAGCGCAGGTCGATGGTGGAAACCCAATGCCAAAGCAGAAAATACGTCTAACCTGCCGGGGGGTTACTACCAACAAATGCTGCTCGGCAAAAACCTCGACTGGATCAGGTGCTACGCCGAAGGGAAATACACCTATGTGCAAGAAGGCAGGCCAGTCTGGCCCGAATACGACGACAACCTGATGTCGCAAGACTTGGACTACGAGCCAAACCTGCCCATCCAAGTCGGCCTCGACTTCGGTCTGACTCCAGCCGCCGTCATCGGCCAGAAACACCCCTCCGGCGCATGGCACGTACTCCACGAAATTGTCACCTTCGACATGGGCCTTGAGCGATTCGGCCAACAACTGCTCGGCGAACTCAATGCAAGGTTTCCAAAAGCACAAATAATGATCTGGGGCGACCCAGCCGGTATGCAGCGCGACGCAATCTACGAAGTCACCGCCTTCGACCACCTGCGAACCCTTGGCTTGAGAGCGCAACCTACCCCAAGTAACGATTTCAAAGTCCGGCGAGAGTCCGCAGCCGCACCCATGCAGCGACTAATTAGCGGAAAACCCGGATTGCTGGTGGACAAATCCTGCAAACTTCTTAGGAAATCCCTAGCAGGCGGCTACCACTTCAAGCGCGTGTCCGTTGGCTCCGGCCAAGAACGCTTCCGAGATGCCCCCAACAAGAACGAACACTCCCACGTAGGTGATGCCTTCGGCTACCTGCTACTCGGCGGCGGCGAACACCGTAGAATGACCAAAACACCCCTCGGTCTAAGCGGCCAGTTCGTCCAACAAGGCAATGCCAGCACGGATTTTGATGTCTTTGCATAGAAAGTGATATCAAAGAGATAGCATTTATATTGCTGTTTGCAGGGAAAAGCATACAATTTCTGGAAAATGTTTTGTTAGGAGGACAATATGGCAATCTATATCGCAGGCGCAATGCTACTTGGCTCGGCTTATCAGGCAAATGAGGCCAGAAAAAGCGCCAGAGAAGCTCGGGCTGTTGCTGAACGTGAAACAGCAATCCTTGAGCGCCAGACCCAAGCCCAGATCGAAGCCCAGCAGCAAAATGCTTCCATTGCCAAAGAGCGACTTGCCGCTGAAAAAGAAAAGTATGCGGCAGAAAAGTCTACGATGGAGAAAGAAGCTATGCGCGTGGCTCAAGAACTAGAGTCTGAGCGTCGCAAAATGGGATCGGAAGAGTCCTCAAGAATGAGAGCCAGAATCCGTGGCGGTAAACGCGCCCTGTTGTCCGAAGAACGCCTAGCACCAGAAGTCGGAATGCTCGGCACAGGAGTCTCGTATGGCTAAAAAATTAACGCCGTACCAAAAACAAATTCAGGCTCTGACAAAAACCTATCAAGCAAGTATTGCTTCGGCTGGTCCAGAGTATGAAAAAGCCTTTGCAGAAAAGCAGAAAAAGTTGTCTGCTTACAATGAGCAACTTTCGTCGTATCAGCAAAGACTAGATCAATACAATACCAAATTACAAGAATCAATTAAGTCAAAGCTTTCATTTAGTAGTGGCCTTGATGAGTATCCTAATCGTGATTGGAAGCGAGGCATAAGCTATTACGTTGAAGGAGTTGGCAGAGTAATGCCAGCAACTCTTGAGGCTAAAGGCTGGGAAGTTATTGGTAATAATCAAGTTGGATTGATTGAGATTCGTAAGCCGAGGCCTGCCCCGTTTGCAGAAAAAGAACCAGCCAAGCCAGACTTGTCTGCTGTTGACCAAGAACTAGAGAATATTCAAGCTAATAAGCAAGGCGCAAAACAAACATTAGAGCGTGAGATCACCGAACGTCGATCTGCACGACTCCGTGCTGTAACCCAAGGCTCAAGAGAGCGCCCCATGCTATCAAAAGGAGTGACACTCAATGGATAAGTTCCAAAAGAAAGTGCAGAAAGTCATGCGCGAGTACAAGGGTGGCGGTCTACATTCTGGCAAAGGCGGTCCTGTGGTCAAAGACCCCAAGCAAGCGCAAGCCATTGCCCTGTCCGAAGCACGTAAGGCTACTAAGCAAAAGGCGTAATCATGGAAATCAAGATCATCATTGGCGAAGAAGAAAAAGAAGACGAAGAGATGCCCATGCAGCGCACACCGTTCCAGCGTAAGGCCGCAAGAATGTTCGCAAAAATGGCGGGAAGAAGCAAGCCCAATGCAGAGGACATGAAGAAAGCCGCTGAAATCGAACACGAAGGCGAAGAAGACTAATGGCCGTTACCGAAGTTGCTCTCGAATCACTGACAACCAAGTCACGGTTTGTCACGCAGGTTCAAAAGAACAACGCTGGCAACTACGTTGTAGCAGGCGCTGATGCGCCATCCATTGTCGTTGATGTCAACCACCAGCGTAACCACGACGGCAGAGCCTTCTTTGCCTACAAGATGTACCCGACCAGCGCCAAACTAGCGGCGGGTGCAAGTATCGATATTGCAATAGCAGCACCTTCTGGGGTTTATCCTCATTTAACTGTTGAGGCGCTGTGTATCGGCGACGCAGAACTGTACATCTATGAAGCGGCAACGGCCAGTGGCGGCACAGCATTTACTCCGATTAGCAGAAACAGAAACTATGCAGTTAGTAATGTAAGCCAAGTCGCAATGGTCATCGGCCCAACAGTCACAGCACTTGGTACTCAGCTTGATGCACAGATTATCCCCGGTGGCGTAGGCAAGAAATCGGGTGGCGGTACGGCAGGATCATTGGAATATGTCCTAAAACCACTGACAACTTACTTGTTTCGACTGACAAACGTAAACGGTGTTTCTCACGCAGCACACCTAGCCTTGGAGTGGTACGAATAATGGCTGATTGGATAACAGAGTATCAAAGCTTTGCTTCCCAAGATTGGAAGCCAACATCTCTTGCGCCTAATGAAGAGGCAAAGTTCAGAACGTGGATTCAAGGAACAAAATTATTTAACTCTGTTAAGTCAGATATTGCTCAAGAAAACAATCTTGACCCTGCAAAACTAGACAATAACAAAGTTATTGATATGTTATCAAGCGAAGGTGATTATGATTACCGAGGCGCGTGGAAAGCTGGGGTCAAGGAAGTAATTAGCAAGCATGACAATCGACCGCATTGGCCTTCGTCTGCCGGTGACAAGATGCTCAAGTCGCCAAAACATGAAACGGCGTGGAAAGAGTTTTTTGTGCGGAAGTACAACAAAGACCCAGACGATATTGGGCTTTCAACATTTGACCAAGCAAAACAATGGACGCTTGAAAAGGAACAAAAGAAAGCGGCTCCTATACAGCGCGGTTCTGATCGTCCAATGTTAATGAAAGAAAAACTAAAGTGATGGACAAATCCAAAAAAGAAGTGTGGGATAAAGAGCGTCCTAAAGATTTGGGTGAGCCTAAAAAGTTGAGCGAATCGCAAAAGCGTAGTGCTATGCGTCGCGCACAGCAAGCAGGTCGTCCTTATCCTAACTTAATCGACAACATGGCCGCAGCACGAGGCGGCAAGTGAGCAAGTACAAAGACCCTGAAGGCGGGTTGACTGAAGCTGGTCGGCGCAAGTTCGAGACATCCGGTGAGAGTAAGAATCTAAAGCCGGGAGTCAAAGAATCCTCGCCAACAGGTGAGAAGGCCAGACGCAAGGGTTCTTTTTTAACGCGCTTTTATACCAACTTGAGTGGGCCATTGGTTGATGAGGATGGCGATCCAACAAGATTGGCGTTAGCAGCGAACGCATGGGGTGAGCCTGTGCCAAGAACACGCAGTTCTGCCGCACGTTTGGCAGCTAAAGGTCGAAACCTATTAGAGAAATACAAGCTGGAGAGCGATAATGGCTGAAATGTCCTACACGAAGGGTACGCGCCGCAAAGCATACCAAGGCAATAAGATGCCAACGGATGAGATTTTGCGTCGTGCCGAGAAAGCGCAGCGCGATAAAGACTTGTTCGAGTCTTTGTACCGCGATGCCTATGAGTTTGCCCTGCCGCAACGACAGTTGTATGGCTACTATGACGGCAACTCTAAGGGCGCAAAGAAGATGGCGCGTGTGTTTGACTCGACAGCCATTAACTCTACCCAGCGTTTTGCTAACCGCTTGCAGTCAGGCATCTTCCCACCACAGCGTAAGTGGTGCCGACTAGAGCCGGGGTCAGATGTTGACCCACGCCAGAAAGACCAAGCACAGGCCATCATGGATGTGTACATGGAAAAGATGTTTACCGTCATTAAGCAGTCGAACTTCGACATTGCTATCGGTGAATTCCTGTTAGACATGGCAGTTGGCACGGCTTGCATGATGATTCAGCCGGGGGATGATGTGTCCCCGATCAACTTCACGCCAATCCCGATGTTCCTTGTGTCCTACGAGGAAGGTGCGAACGGTACGGTAGACAAGATATACCGTCGGATGCGGATGAAGGGCGAGGCTATTGAGCAGCAATGGAAGGATGCCGTATTCTCCGAACACTTGCAGCAGATGATCGATGCCAAGAAAACCGACGAGTTTGACTTGTTGGAGGCGACCGTCTACGACGCAGAGCGTGGCGACTGGTGTTATCACGTTATTGAATCAGGCAGCAAAGAGGAGATCGTCTATCGTCGCATGATGTCCTCTCCGTGGGTGATCAGCCGCTACTCGAAAGTCGCTGGTGAAATCTATGGTCGTGGTCCGCTGCTAACAGCATTGCCTGATATCAAGACGCTGAACAAGACACTTGAGTTGCTGTTGAAGAATGCCTCGTTGGCAGTCGCTGGTGTCTACACGGCAGCAGACGACGGTGTGCTGAACCCACAGACGGTTAAGATTGTTCCGGGCGCTATCATTCCGGTGGCAAGAAACGGTGGCCCACAAGGTGCATCGTTGACTCCGTTGCCTCGTGCCGGTGACTTTAATGTCAGCCAGATCGTCATTAATGACCTGCGTCAAAACATCAAGCGTACTCTGCTGGATGAATCGTTGCCACCAGACAATATGTCTGCCCGTAGCGCGACAGAAGTCGTTGAGCGTATGAAGGAATTGGCGCAGAACTTGGGTTCAGCGTTTGGTCGTCTGATCAACGAAACCATGATTCCAATGGTGGCGCGTATCCTGCAAGTGATGGATGAGCGCGGCCTGATCAATATGCCGCTGAAGGTCAATGGCCTAGAGATTCGTGTTAGCCCTGTTGCCCCGTTGGCAATGGCGCAGAACATGGAAGAGATCAACAACATTATGCAGTTCATGCAGATTACCGCAACGATGGGTAACGAAGGTCAGCTTGCGGTTAAGACAGGTGAGTTGATTGACTACATCGGTGACAAGCTGGGCATCCCAAGTTCGGTTCGCAACACTGGAGCAGAGCGTGGCTTCCTAATGCAGCAGCAGCAAGAGATGATGCAGCAGCAGCAATTGATGCTGGCAATGGCCGGTCAGCAGCAAGCCTTAATGGAAGGTCAACCAGAAGGAGGTCCGGGTGGAATGTGAACTGCATCACCATTTTGCAGAAGGGTTGTACGCCAAAGAGTATATGTTGCCCAAAGGGTATGCCATTCCACAACACGCGCATACCTATTCTCACCTGTCGATTCTGGCAAAGGGCGAAGTCGTTTTAGATGTAGACGGAGTGCAAAAGTTTTACAAGGCTCCGGCCTGCATCGAAATAGCCGCAAACAAAATCCACGTAATCGTGACTCAGACAGATACGATCTGGTACTGCATTCACGCAACAGAACAGGCAGAAGAGGCAGCTTCGGCTCCGATTGTGCCAAGCAAGGAGGCTTATGGCTGGGTGGGATGATCTAGATGCAATGCAGGAGTCTATGGCTCCTAGAGAATCAAGTGATGCAGATAAATTGTGCCTGCGTGTGTTTGGCACAGAAGAAGGGCAGAAGTTGCTCAAATGGCTACGGGACACCACCATTGAGCAACCATGCTGGGGACCGGGAAGCGATGCTTCTTACGGTTATTTTTTAGAGGGACGATGCTCTTTAGTTAAGGAGATTGAGTCCCGCATCCATAGAGCGAGGAACCTTTGAGCGATAACGAAACGGCAGTCGAGCCTAGTAATTCAGAAGCGTCTGAACCTACTGGCCTACTTGACAACGTAGAGGCTAGTGAAGACAAAGCTCCTGTAGACAGCAATCAAAGTGCGGTAGATCACCGTGCCGCAGAATCCATCCCCGATGACGAGGCGGTTGACCGACCCGACTGGTGGCCTGAAAACTTCTGGAACAAAGACAACAACGAACCTGATCTGGAGGGCATGGCGAAGTCTTGGAAAGACCTTCGTAAAATGGTTTCCAAGGGGGCGCACAAGGCTCCACCAGAGGGCAAGTACGACGTTTCTGCCTTTGGTGAGAACGCAGAGAATATGCAGTTTGTGCCAATGTTCAAGGACTGGGCTGCTGAAAATGGCATTTCCCAAGCCGCATTTGATGATATTGCACAAAAGCTAACAGGTCTGGCTAATGAGGCAGTTGGCGTTTCTGACGTTGACATTCAGGCCGAACGTAAGGCATTGGGTCCAAATGCCGATGCTGTAATCAATGGCATGGTCAATTGGGCAAGGGGTCTGGTAAGTAAGGGTGTCTGGTCATCCGAGGATTTCGAGGAATTCAAACTGATGGGTGGGACTGCCCGTGGTCTGAAAGCACTCTCGAAAGTCCGTGAGGCCTACGAAGGCAGAATCCCGACACAGGTTCAGTCAACAGAAGGCCAGCTAACAGACCTAGAACTGCAGGCAATGGTCGGCGATCCGAAGTATGATACCGATCCATCCTATCGTGCCAAAGTAGAACGCTTGTTTCACCAGCGGTACGGATAAGAGTTTTTCTCCCCTGTGGCTTTGTCCCCGGTTCGTCCGGGGATTTTTTTTGCAAAAAAACTATCGTTACCCCTTGCACAATAGACAAACCTGATTACAATATGTAACCGAGGCATATCAGATCACCGACCCTCACATGGTTGTACCCAACTGGCTGGCATCCTACTGCAAGCAGACGGCCCGGACCCCCGGCTCACCGACAGCGAGAAACCTCTTTATAACTTTGTCAAAAGGTAAACAAAATGGCTATTAATCTGTCTACAGCCTTTGTAACCCTGTTTGATGCGGAAGTTAAGCAAGCCTATCAGGCTTCGGCGGTTCTCCGTCCTGCTGTCCGTATCCGTTCGGGTGTCGAAGGTTCAACTTATAAGTTCCCGAAGATCGGCAAGGGTGTTGCTCAAATCCGCATTCCGCAGACTGACGTTACCCCGCTGAACGTAACCTACTCGCAAGTGACCGCAACTCTCAGCGACTACATCGCTGCCGAGTATTCGGACATCTTCATGCAGGCCAAGGTCAACTTCGATGAGCGTCGTGAACTGGTCAAGGTTGTGTCGAACGCAATCGGTCGTCGTCAGGATCAATTGATTCTGGACGCGCTGACAGCTTCTAGCGCAACATCGGTCAGCAACGACATCGGTGGTTCTGACACCAACATGAACGTGGCTAAACTGCGCTCGGCAGCTCAGACGCTGAACGCTAACAACGTGCCTATGGATGGCCGTCACATTATCATCCATGCAAGTTCTTTGGCTTCGTTGCTGTCTGAAACCGCTGTTACTTCGTCTGACTTCAACACCGTCAAGGCGCTGGTACAAGGCGAGATCAACACTTTCTTGGGCTTCACCTTCCATGTTCTGGGTGATCGCACTGAGGGTGGCCTGATTAAGGATGGCTCCAACGACCGTACCTGCTTTGCATTCCACAAAGACGCAGTTGGTCTGGCAGAAGGCATCGCCCCTAAAACTGAGATCAACTACGTTCCAGAGAAGACTTCCTTCCTGATCGCGTCGATGTTCTCGGCTGGTGCTGTGGCGATTGACGATGAAGGTATCGTCAAGATCGTCTGCCGCGAATCTTAATCTAGGAGGCTAATCATGGCATTTTCCGCAACTGGTTGGGTCACGGTGTGTGCTGCCAAAGCTGGCAACGCACCCTCAATGTACCTATACAAGACCGCTGATACTCAGGCAACCGTCAACACGGCAGATTACTTTCTGTCGTTAAAGGACACCCTGAAGGTTGGCGATATTATTTTTGTCTATGACACTACGACTCCAAGTCTGGTTCTGACATACGTCAACGCCGTTTCGTCTACCGCAGTAGACATTGCTGACGGTACGACTGTTTCGGCAACTGATACGGACTAACCCGTAGTTACGCAGTATAGGGCTAGTTCTGGGGAGACTTAGGACTAGCCCTTTATTACATGAGAGGTTGTTATGGCAGCAGGCGATACGGCAGTTTCCATTTGTTCTGACGCGCTGATTTTACTTGGCGCAAAGACTATTTCGTCCTTCAACGACGGAACAGATGAAGCGAACTCCTGTGATCGTCTGTACCCAGACGTTCGGGACATGACGCTTTCAATGTATCCGTGGTCGTTTGCGTACAAGAAAACACAACTAAATAAATTAATCACAACGCCGGTCAGCGAGTGGCGTTACGAATATCAGTTGCCCGGAGATCGTCTAGGCAATCCTCGTGCCTTGTTTGAAACAGCAACCGCTTATGCCCGTCCGGTCAAAGAGTGGGAAATCCAAGGCGACAAAATCCTCACGAATTACGAGGAAGTCTATATTGACTATCCTTACCAAACGCCAGAGTTTGCGATGCCGCAATACTTCGTGCAATTGCTGAAGTACATGATGGCGTGGCACTTGGCGTACCCGATTACCGAACAAGAGGCAAAGACCGGATACTGGCAAGGTGTTGCTGTCGGCTCACCGTCAGAAAATGGTCGTGGCGGTTACTTTAGACAGGCGGTCAATATTGACGGTCAGGGTCAGCCGCCACAGGTTATCGAAGATTATGAGTTGGTTGCGGTGAGATATTAATGGCACGGTTCATTGACTTCCAGACGAACTTCAGCACGGGTGAACTTGACCCGTTGCTACGCGCTCGTGTGGATATTCCGCAGTACGCCAATGCTTTAGCAAAGGCCACCAATGTTATTGTTCAGCCACAAGGCGGTGTGCGCCGTCGTCCCGGAACCAAGCACATTTTTGAGTTGCCTAACAGCAGCACCCCATCTGCGGCCAATGGCGTTCGGCTTATTGCCTTTGAGTTCTCGGTTGATGACAGCTATATGCTTTGCTTTGTGGCAGGCAGGATGCACGTTGTCAAAGACGGGGCGTTGATCACAAACATCAATGGCTCTGGCAATAACTACCTAACTGTTTCAAACATAACGGGTGCCATGTTGTCGTCGTTGTGCTGGACGCAATCGGCTGACACGCTGATCGTAGTTCACCCGGATTTGCAGCCGATCAAGATTGTTCGTGGTGCCACAGATTCGTCTTGGACGGCAACAACAATTACGTTTGACTCTATTCCAAAGTATGCGTTTACCCAGACATTTACCAATCCGGCAACGACGCTAACTCCGTCTGCTGTGGCTGGGAATATTACGCTGACTGCTGGTGCAGCCGTATTCCACAATGGTCGGACTGGCACGGCTCAAGCCGGGGCATCGACTACCATTACCTTGGACGCTGGCGCGGTAGCAACCGACGACATATACAACGGCGCAAGCATTACGATCACTAGCGGCACAGGCGCTGGTCAGACACGAATCATCTCTGACTATGTTGGGTCAACTAAGGTTGCGACGGTATCAACAAGCTGGACGACGACACCCAACAACACATCGGTGTTTAGCGTAACCAGTCAGGTTGACCAGTATATCAACGCATCGCCACAGGGCCGTTTGCGTATCACAAAGTTTATTAGTGCCACATCGGTCGAAGCAATTACAGAGTTTCCGTTTTTCAACACAACAGCCGTTGTATCTGGCAACTGGGAATTGGAATCTGGCTATGAAGATGTTTGGTCTACTTCAAGAGGTTGGCAAAGAAGCGTATCGTTCCATGAGGGACGCTTATACTTCGGCGGCTCTAAGTCTCGCCCGTCTACGATCTGGGGTAGCAAAGTTGCCCTTTTCTTCGATTTCAAGCCCTCTGAGTTTTTGGACGATGATGCTGTTGAAGCTACCCTTGATACTAATCAGCTTAATATTATTGTTGACATTATCTCTGGTCGCGACCTTCAAGTCTTCACCACGGGTGGCGAGTTTTATGTCCCGCAGCAAGGGACTGATCCGGTTACGCCGCTGACGTTTACGTTCAAACAGGTTAGTCGCAATGGTACAAGGCCGGGGACTCGCGTTGAAGCGTTGGAGTCTGGCTCGTTGTTTGTTCAGAAGCAAGGTAAGTCGCTTAATGAATTCTTGTTCTCGGACACACAACTTACCTACGTGACGCAGAGAATCTCTTTGCTGTCCGGCCACCTATTAAAAGACCCAACTCGCTTATCATTACGTCGGGCGACATCAACAGACGAAGGCGATCTGTTGTTGATTATTAATGAAGAAGACGGAACCATTGCGTCTTACTCTATCTTGCGCTCACAGCAGATCGTGGCTCCTTCAGAGTTTACGACAGACGGTGAATTCCTTGACGTAAGTGTTGACGTTACTGATATCTATGCAATTGTTAAACGGGTTTTTAACGGGACTACTAGGTACTTTGTTGAGTTATTTGATGATGATCGCCTTACTGATTGCGCCTTTATTGGTGGTGTCGCAGCTTCTGCTAGCAGCCTACCGCATATTGGCAAGTCATTAAACGTCATCTGCGATGGCGTTCCACAGAGCAATGAGACTGTCAGCGGTGGTGGCTCAGTAACATTTGACCGCGCCTCGACGGTTAGCTACGAGGTTGGCCTGCCTATTACGGTTTATGTAAAAACCATGCCTGTGGAGGTCAAACTACAGACAGGGACTCGTGTCGGGTTCAAGAAGCGTATCGTTGAAGCAAACGTCATTGTGAACAATACGCAGCACTTAAATATCAACAACCAGCCTGTCCCGTTCCAGAACTTTGACAACCCATTACTGGATATAGCCATCGTGCCATTTACCGGTATTAAGCGGCTGAATGGCATTCGTGGATATACCCGTGATGCAGTTATTGAAATCACGCAAACCTTGCCTCTCAAGATGACATTGCTCGGTCTTGAGTATAAGGTAGCTGTGAATCAGGGGACATAAATGGTAGACAAAGTAAACCCAGTAAATACCCGTGCAATGGGTATGTACGCCGCTAGCGGATTGATCGCTGGGGTTGGCGCAGCTTACGCTCAACAGGCGGCTGGTTACTATCAGTCGGCTGGCTATTCGATCCAAGCGCAAGAAAACCTGCGGCTGGCTGGATTACGCGCAGACAAGGTTGTTGAGTACGGTGAGGCTGCGTTTAAGCGCAATCTGATGAAGATTGAGTATGACTCGATCAACTACAAGATTCAGGCTAACACGCAGTTGGCACAGTTACGTAAGGCCAATGCAACGGCACTCGCTCGTGGCTATGCCTCTGGCGTGGTTGCGACGGAAGGTACTTACGGCGGCATCCGTGGTGCTAACGTAAGAGCAGCGTTTCAAGACATTGCCATTACGGACTTAAATGCCATGACGGCAAGAATCCTTGGGTATGAGGATGCCACCGCAATGTTGCAATCATCGTATGACAGCGCGTTCTATGACCGTGAAGCTGCAATCTCCAATTCGAGAACTGCACAGCGTACAGGCGACATTGCTGTCAAGAGTGGCGGTCTTATGGCTGGTGTTCAGTTGGCAACATCTGCGACCAACTTTGCGATGACATTCCCATCCAAAGGCGTTGATTTTTTTGGTTCCAATAAAACAGAAGCGAAAGAATAATCATGGCTGATCCAGTTCAATTGTTGCAGCCGGGAAGGACACAGTTAGCTGACGTTTCGTCGCTTCCGCAACCCAACCTTAACTTTGGTCAGCGTCGGCCAGAGATAGAATATCAGGCGGCGGCAGAGGCCAGCACCGCGCTTTCTCGTACATTTTCCAATCTTGCTACCAATATGTTTGGTACGGCAGAAAAGTTTGCTGAAGCGGCTGGCGAAGAATTTGTCCTTGCCAATCCAATTAGCCGTAAGCAATTGGAGGCCATGAGCAAGGGCAACGCAGATAAGTTCAAAAAAGAATTTAGCCTCAATGCTTTTTCTGCCGCCGCCCAAAAGTATCGTTCTAACGAAATTGCGGCTCATGCTCAAGTAGAAATAATTAACAAAACCAATGAGATTCAGCGCAAGATTGATTTAGGTCGGGATGAACAGGGTAACACATTTGATGTTGATACCAAAAAGATTACTGATGAACTAACTGCTTTAACTAAAGGTTGGTCTGATAGCTTAATGCAGGTGTCACCAGATGCTGCTTATACATATAGAGCTACGGCGGCGACTCATGCAAACCGAGTCATTTTGGCAGCAGCCAAAAAAGAAGACCAGCTTAACTTTACCAAGAACAAGGTAAAGATTGTCAATGATGTTGACAACAATTATGTAAATGCCGTCACCAACATTATCCGTGGCGGTGATGCTTTTAGTCCAAAAGACAATGCCGTCATTACTGTTAATGAATTAATACAAAAAGAGCGTGAGGCCTTAATCAGCCGAGCGTTTGGCTTGGGCGGCATTGACGGCATGAACTACGCAATGGAACGTGCCGACAAGATTGAGGCAGAAATAAAAACAGCAATCTTGGAAGAGGCTGTGTTGTCTCGCCGTGACGATATTGGTGGCGACTTGGTTGGCCTAAACGCAACTATTCAAACTAGAACATTGCCAGTAGACCTGCAAAATGTTTGGGATAGTATGTCTGTAACGCAGCAGCTTGCTGCGCGTGACAAGATGGCGGCAAGGTATGAAAGTTTTATTGCTCTAAAGACAAAAGATCGTACCAACGAAAAAAATGATCAAACGATAGCCGCCAACAACTTGCAACTTGACTATCTTAATCCTTCGACGACTGACGCTCAAAGGGCAGCAATTGTTCGTAAATTAGAAGATATATCTAAGAACTTTCCAGAAATTGTTAGCGCAAAGACTATACGTATTGATTTGCCAACTTTGTTAAAAAAGGAAATCGATGAAGACCCTATTAACATTTCCAAACTAACAGATAAGTTGCGCGACAAAGACCCAACGCTACGGACGACAGAAGACGTAATCAATTGGGCAAAGGAAAACGCTGTTAAGCCGTCAACTGCGCTTGAGTTGGCTAACCGCTATTTGCCTAAAGAATCGGGTGCCAATGACTATTCGCTACGCACAGGCGAAGTCGAATACTACATCCGTACCAAGAAGGTTGACCCAATCAGTAAGCGAGTCATTAAGACACCGGCTGATGCCAAAGCTGCTTATGAGGCGCGTGGCCTGACAATGCAGGATGCGCCATCTAATTTAGGTGCTTTGTTGGTTGCACAGCCAGAAGGTGAGAGCGACGTTGCTGATGTTATCGCGCAGATTGACACTTATGCAATCACAACCGTTCCGCAATTACGCGTTGCTTTAGCTGGTCGTGTTGTTGATACGAACACAGTTAATGGTTTGACAAAGCAAATTGGCGATAGAAGATTGCAACGCGAGTCATTAGCCAATCAAGGTGCAAATGCAATTGCTGAAGGTTCTGGCACTCAAAGCCCCCGCACTAAAGCAAAAATTAAACTTGATGCTAACCAAGCAATTCAAGATAAACACGCCGCTATGATGAAAGATTGGGAAGAGGGTGGCCGTAAGGGTGAAGCCCCTACTATGCAGGATGCGACAAGAGAGGTTCAGAAACGCGCATTAAGCCAAGCAGAGCAAAAGCAGATTGATGCGACTAAGCAAAGCATTGTGGACAACTATGGTCCTAATGGTACTGTCCTGCCTAAATCTGTCAAAGATGCCAAGATCGATTTGTCGGCAGTCAGGCCAAGTTTTGAGCCGGGAGAGCCTGTGCGCGTCACAGCAAACTATCGCCGTGTGCTGACTGATATGCTGAAGAAAGGTGGCGCATCGCAGGCAGAGATCGACTCCATTGTGACGGCCATAATCCAGCAGCAAGTGTTTATTGAGAGAACCAATCGTAATAGGAGTGTGAAATAATGGAAGACGACTTCAAATATTACGACGACTACTCGTACTTCAGGGAATACCCTGATGCGCCTGACTACACCGAGATGATGGACGGGATGCAACTGGCTATGGCAGATACTGGCCGGATGCCAGAGGTGGTGGTTACTGGTCAGCCAGAGCCGGAGTTTAAGAAGATTGAACCTGCTGGTGGCATGGGCGCATTAAAAGCCGTAGGCGAGGCGATTCAGTCTGGCGCAGAAAAGATTGACTTTGATGTGCTGGGCTTACCCGGCATTGGCACACTGACGCTGAAGGACTTGACCGTTGGTGACTTGGGTAAAGTGCTGGTCAACATTGCTGAAGGCTTCCCACCTGTGACTGGCAGCGGTCAGACGTTAAGCCCGACAATGGAGTCGGCTGAGTTAATTAACTTAGCTCCGGCAGCAGGCTTGGCTTATAAGGGCGGCAAGAAAGTAGCCAAATCACTAGCTCCGGCTGCTGGCGAAATGCTTGCGAAGTATGCAGAAAAAACTGGCATTACACAGTTTGCGTTGCCACGGGTTGATTCCATTGAGCGATTTCCAGTTGGGCCAGCAAATATTAAACCCAAAGTAATTGCTGAAAACAAACCTTTGTATCGTGAAACTAATGTTGATGGGTTGACTGACCTGTTAAGAGAAGACAGACAGTTTACTTATGCCAATGTATTTGTCACAGATAATGCTGACATTGCGCTTGGTCAAGGTGCAAACAAAGGTGTTACTGTCAAGTTTAGGCCTAACTCTGTTAGCGGTGAAGAAAGCAAAAAGCCAATGACAGGAAACTTGGCTGGTCGAGAATACAAGGCAGACGTTTTAGCTCCAAAGTCAATTGAGTCAATTACTTTTGCAAAAGAAGCTGACCTAAAGAAAATAAAAAGTTTAGCGGCACGAGTTCTTCAAACAGAGTTCGAGCGCGTAAGTGATGGCGGCAAAGGCATTACATTTGTCCGTAAAGCAACCAGCGCTGAAGGTAAAAAATAATGGCTATCAACAGATCGCTTGAGGCACGGTTAGATACAGCTATCTCATCGGAGAACTTGGTCGATGAGATGACCAAGCCGTTGACGAATGAGCCGGTAGATGGGATGCCAGTTCAGCAGAACCTTGAGTTCCCTGAGTACGAGCAGGAAGCTGGATTAGGCTCAATTGCGCCCGTTGTTAAAAAGCTTAAGCCCAAAACAGCATTAAAGCCGCTGCTAGAAAAGGGCGCTCGTATCAAGCAAGAAGCAACGATTCTGCCTGACCCACCACCTGTTGCGCCTATACCTGCTGCTGTTACGCCTGCTGCACCAAAGCCTGCTGTTAAGCCAAGCATTGCACCTATCCCAGCCGATGAGGCTATGCGTCTAGCGCAAGAACGCGAGGCAATGAAGGCTGCTGGTCCTGCTGCGACAACGCCAGAAACACCGATCAGCAATCTAGCTTTTGACAACGAAGGCTTACAAGCGACTGTTCGCGTAATGTCGGAAAACGCTGTCAAGAACGAGCCAACGATGTCTGTGCGTTCCATCAAGATGCGGATGATGAACGCTGGTGTACCGGAGAATCTTGCCAATCGTTTGCTGGAAGGTCAGCCGCTTGAATCCACCATTGGCTCATCCGAGTTAGCCAAGACGGTATCGGGTGTTGTTGAGTTGCATGATAGCAGCGCCAAGTTACTGGATAACTTGATGGAGAAGATGGCGGCTGGTCAGTTGGATCAGGCCGGTCAGCTTGAACTACGTCAACAGATGGCGTTTCACAATGTCATTACTTCGTCGCTCAAGGGCGTACAAGTTGATGTGGCTCGTTCGATGAACGTCTTTAAACGTGTCAAGGATTCTGGCCCCGGCTTCCGTCCGATTGATATGAGAGCCATCTTGGATGAGGCAGGTGGTGAGAAAGCATTGTTGCAGATTGCCAATGACTACATCAAGTTGGAAGGCAGAAAAGGCAAGAACCAGCTTATCGAAGTCGGCCTTGGCAAGCGTATGCGTGATGCTTGGATCAACACATGGCAGTCGAACTTACTAAGTGACATTGCGCCTCATGCGTACAGCTTTACTTCTGGTGTGCTGAATACCATCCGTGCGCCAGTTGAGCGTATGTTTGCAGTCCCTGTTGGGGCGTTGCGAAAAGACTTTAGCATTCGTTCGCTTGAGAATTTAGAAGAAGGCGTACCTCATGCCGCAGGGAAAGCGGCGACAGGAGATCGCTTCTACCTGTCAGATTTGCAGGCTAGATTGTCAGGCTTCTTCCCCGGAGTAGCTGACGCATGGGTAACGCTGGCAAAGGGAGGCCCGAAAGCAAAGCTTCCATTTACTGATATTGAGTTTACGCTACCGACACCGTTTAGCAAAGAGTATGGGCTGCGTTCGTCGGCTAAAGGCGATGCGGTGGTTGCACCGTTGTCTGGCGCTGCATTTAGCGATGTGCCTGTGCGTTTGCCATTTAGTTCCAAAGAGTTGTTCCGCACTCCAGACTTTACCAGCGGCTTTATGGGTAAGGGCTTAGATGCGATGGGCTATATGTACAGCGTTCCGTTTAGGGCAATGAGAGCAGCAGACGATTTTATCGGTATGACTGTTTCCCGTATGCAACTGCACGAGGAAGCGTGGCATATCTCGCAGAATGAATACGACAAGTTTGTCGCTGCCGGTATGAAGCATGAGGATGCGCTTGCTGAGACTCAGCGCGTTGTGGCTTCGTTTATGGACGAGCGCCCTGCGTCGCTACAGGCCAGTATGGATAAGGCGCGTCAGCAAGCGACCTTTACGGAAGACTTTAACAAAGAAACGAAGCTTAACGAGTTCTACTGGAAAACTGACCAGATATTCCAAAGCACGTACTTAAAGCCTTTCCTGCCGTTCTCTCGTGCAATCACGCAGGAATTCCTGCACACGGCAGCAGCGACTCCCGGCATGAATGTGATCAGCCCGAAGTTCTGGGACGCATGGAATGCTGGAGGCAAAGAGCGTGACTTGGCATTTACCCGTCTTGCCTTGGGCGGCATGGCTGGCTATACGGCATTGCAGTTTGCGACAGATAACCGTCTAAGTGGTTCTGGGCCATCACAGTTACAAGACCGTCAGGCATTGGAAGCATTGGGTTGGCAGAAGTATTCGATCATCTTCCGTCCGGGTGAGATTAGCCCAGAGATGATGGAACGTCTAAAAGGTGTAACCAAGGTGACGCAAGGCCAAGGTAACTTGGATGGCTTTACCTTTGTCAGTTACGCACGGTACAGCGTATTTAGCCCAATCTTGGCGGTTGGTGCTGATTTTGCGGATGCCCAGAAATTCCATGTTGGCAAACCCGATGAGGAAGAATGGTCCAAGCTGGCATTGGCCTATGCTGGTTCCAATATGGAATACCTGAAGAACCTTCCGTCGGTGCAGGCGGTCGGCGAACTGGTAGACATTCTGCGGACTAAGCATGAGGATGGGGGCGAGAAGGTCTATAACTTCCTGACTAAGATTGGCAAGCAGTATCTTGATGTGCTGTACACCGGCACTCCGATTGTTGGTTCGACTAATGCTTCTGCCATTGCTCACATTGAACGTCTGAATGATCCGCTGATCCGATCAACCCGTGTCGATGAGATGAATGTGCCAGAGCATCTTCGCATCGTCTACGAACAAATGAATCGGGTGAAGAGCCGTATGCCTGTGTATTCGGAAGGGTTGCCAGCAGAGTTGGATAGTATTGGCCGTCGCCGGTATGCCGAGAACAATATGTGGGAAGTCGCGGCGAATGCCATTCCTATGGTGCAAGCAACCAAGGGTAAGCGCGATCCGTTCATGGAGGCGATGGTTTCCATTGATCATGGCGTGTCACGACCACGCGAGGTATGGGACGGTGTAAAGCTGTCAGGACCGCAGCTAAACCGCTATAAGCAGCTTTATGGGCAAGAGGTGATGATCGACCCATCCTTGTTCGTTTCGACGGCTACAGGCGCTCCTATGAACCTTGAGATGGCAATGCCAATGCTGCTCAAAGAGAAAGAGGCTTACGAGATTTCTGAAGGCCGGACATTTGGTAAGGGTGACGCACAGAATTTTGCTGACAGCGTTATCAAAAAGTACAGACGTATTGCCAAGTTGAGAATGATTGGTTTTGATCCTAGCCCAGAGTTAGGCCAGACCGAGATACCAGACCTAAGTGAATCTGGTTTCTTAGATGAGAAGGTCGAGTTCCCAGAGTTGGGCGCAGCTATTGACAAGACCAAAAAGTTCTATAGCTTATATGGCAAGTAAATTATAATTTTGTTGGAAGGATTAAATCATGTCAGTACCTATTAGCAATGTGACAAGGAGGGTGGTCTATGCCGCATCCGGCACAGGGCCATATGCCTTCACGTTTGAAATTCTGGCTGCTGGCGACATCGCGGTTTATCGTGATGATACCTTGCTGACATTGACGACTGACTATACGGTCACGATTAATGCAAACGGTACTGGATCAGTAACGCTGACTGCTACGCCTACTGGTGCAACGCAGATCGCCATTGTCGGCAACCGCACAATCCAGCGTGTTACAGACTTTGTGACCGGTGGCGACTTCTTCGCCAACACGCTGAACGACGAGCTGGATCAGCAGACCATCTTCAACCAGCAGAACTCCGAGGCTTTGCAGCGAGCTCTGATTGCACCACAGACAGATCCAACCACGATTGACATGACCCTGCCAAGGGCATCGGTTCGAGCCAACAAGACGCTGGCGTTCGACTCCAACGGCGACCCGACCACCGGCGAGGTGATTGGTGACAACCGTGGCAACTGGGCTGCTGGCGTGGCGTACAACAAGCGTGACATCGTCAAAGACACATCAACTGGGAACGTCTACTACTGCAACACATCTCACACATCAAGCGGATCGCAGCCAATTACCACCAACGCTGATTCTGCCAAGTGGGATTTGTTTGTTGATAACGAATCTTCTGAGGCGGCGCAAACTGCGGCAGAGGCGGCACAAGCTGCCGCTGAAGCCGCTCAGTCAGCAGCAGAAACTGCCGAGACTAACGCTGAGACAGCAGCTACTAATGCAGCCTCAAGCGCGTCTGCTGCCTCTACAAGCGCAACCAATGCGGCGAGCTCGGCATCAACCGCATCGACGCAGGCAACTAATGCCAGCAATTCTGCAACAGCAGCAGCCAGCAGCGCATCGTCTGCTTCAACTTCGGCGGCCAATGCCTCGACCTCTGCGTCGAATGCTTCGACCAGTGCGACGAACGCATCCAACTCGGCCAGCTCGGCATCGACTAGCGCCAGCAACGCCTCGACCTCGGCGACGAACGCAGCCAACAGCGCGAGTGCAGCTAGTACGTCGGCGACCAACGCATCGAACTCAGCAACAGCTGCCAGCACGTCTGCCAGCAATGCCAGCACAAGTGCAACAAACGCATCAAACAGCGCGTCAGCTGCGGCCACAAGTGAAACAAATGCAGCGACATCTGCTGCGGCTGCTGCGGCTGCGCTAGATAACTTTGATGATCGCTACCTTGGCGCGAAGTCTAGTAACCCGACGGTAGACAACGACGGCAACGCGCTGCTGACGGGTGCGCTGTACTACCGCACGACAACGCCTGTGGGCATGAAAGTCTACGACGGCGCTCAGTGGCTAGAGGCTTCCGCTGCCCAGCAGTCGCTGCTGGTGACCTATGAGTTTGTGGCGACCTCAGGCCAGACTACCTTCTCCGGTACAGATGCCAACGGCGCGACTCTCTCCTATGTCGCCAATAGCATCAGCGTATCGTTGAACGGTGTGACGCTGCGCCCCGGTGATGACTACACCGCGACCAACGGCACCAGCGTTGTGCTGAATGTTGCTGCTGCGCTGAACGATGATCTGATGGTGATCGCCTTCGCTGTGTTCAACGTGGCGAACGCTGTTGCCAAGACCGGCGACACGATGACCGGGTCGCTGCTGCTGCCTGCGGGTACTGTCTCGGCTCCTGCGCTGACCACCTCTGCCGATACCAATACGGGGATATTCTTCCCTGCTGCTGACACCATAGCCTTTGCTGAAGGCGGTACAGAGGTTGCTCGGTTTGATAGCAGCGGGAACTTGGGGATTGGTACGAGTTCGCCAAACTCAAAATTAGAAGTTTCTGGCAGCTCCACATTTATACCAACAGCGACAATAACGGCAGATAACGCTGTAACAGGTTGGCGAGTTCGTAGGACGGGTGGAACCTACCCACGCGAATACTATATGGGGATTCGTGAGAACTCGACCGCACTAGATTTTTACGACAATACCGCAAATGCACTTCGCGCCCGTATCGACTCCGACGGTAATCTGCTGGTGGGGACGACGAGTGTTCTTCCAAACAACTTACTTACAGCAAAATTTCATGTTTTACAAACAGGAACCTCTGGTCACGGAGCTTCGTTTAAAACCAATGCTTCTAGTGGGTTTGCCGCAGCCGCATTTTCTCGTGATGGCAATAACGGCGGGGTTTGTGAATTTCTTTACAACCCAAGTACAACAGTTGGTTCTGTTTCAGTTACTTCGACAGCTACCGCCTACAACACCTCATCCGACTACCGCCTAAAGCACGACATTGCGCCAATGCAAAACGCGCTGGCAACAGTCGCTCAACTCAAGCCAGTCACCTACAAGTGGAACGCAGACAACAGCGAGAGCCAAGGCTTCATCGCCCACGAACTAGCTGAAGTTGTGCCAGATGCTGTGACCGGCGAGAAGGATGCAGTCAACGAAGACGGCTCGATCAAGCCACAAGGCATCGACACATCGTTCTTAGTAGCGACACTGACCGCCGCGATTAAAGAACAACAGCAAATGATTGAAACACTACAGGCGAAAGTCGCCGCATTGGAGGCCAAATAATGCCACGATCCAGAGAACTAGCAGAACTTGCCACCAGCTATGACAGCGGTGGCTCACTTGGTTTCCGTAACCGCATCATTAACGGTGGGATGGTGATCGACCAGCGGAATAACGGTGCGAGTGTGACGATCCCCGCCACGACAAGTCAATTCACGCTTGATCGCTGGATGGTGCAGTCGTTTGGAGCAAATAAATTTAGTGTTCAACAAACGCCGAGCGCAACTGAAACTGGTTTTGGTACACGCATAGCTGCGGGTTTTCAAAACTATTTGGGAATTACGTCTTTGGCGGCTACTTCATCGGCTTCCGGCGACTACTACGCGCTATTTCATTTTATTGAAGGCTTCAATGTTGCCGATCTTGCGTGGGGTACATCCGCTGCCAAGCCAATCGTTTTGTCTTTCTTGGTCTACTCATCTTTAACTGGGGCTTTTAGCGGCTCTCTAAAAAATAGCGCAGATAACCGCTCTTATGTGTTCACCTACACGGTAAGCGCTGCAAACACATGGACGACCATCAACATCAACATTTCCGGGGATACGACAGGTACATGGCTCGTTAACAACGGCAAAGGTCTCGCTCTGGTCTTCGATCTAGGTTCTGGCACTTCATACCGGACAACTGCGGGCTCTTGGCAAGCCGGTAACTTTTACGGAGCCACAGGCGCAACCTCTGTCGTCGGCACCAACGGAGCCACCTTCTACATCACCGGCGTACAACTAGAAGCTGGCTCAGTAGCAACACCGTTCGAGCGCAGAGATTATGGGCGTGAGTTGATGATCC